CCCGCTGCACCTGACGGCGGGAATCACACCGATAAACCGGCGGACTCCGTTATAAGCCCGCCGCAGGTAAGCTAATCCGTTGGGCGGCTTTTCTCTACCAACAGCGAGGGGCTTGTTATGGCATATACCTCAGGGTAGAGGGCTGCATCAGCAGAAAGTCGTGGGTTCAACTCCTACTGTGCTCTATGGCAAGTAGCGACCTGGCTTGGTAGATATGAGCCGCCTAACAAAGCGTGCAGTTGACGTATGCCACGTCGCGGCAAGATGAATTCGGACATCCTGGAGATATTTTGTGAGCCGTAGCGAGCAGCATACCGGCAAGGCGGGGGAGGCAAGGGCGCTTCGGGTTTTGCACTCCCGAGGCGTGGAAATGGTCGAGAAGATCGGCACACCCGTGCGGATCATTGCCAGCAAGGGCGGGTGGCACCGCATCGTCTGGGGGGATAAGGTCAGCGGGGATCACCGGGGCATCCTCCCCGGTGGCAGATCCGTCCTGGCCGAGACAAAAACAATCCTGGACCGCAACCTGCACTACTCCGACCTGCGAGACCACCAACCCGACCGGCTCACCCTCCATGCAGAACTGGGCGGTCTGAGCTTGCTGGTCTGGGTCCACCAAACGGGGATATTCGTGATGCAATGGCCCATAGACGGCTTCGTAAAAGGGACCGGGATCACTCCCGAGGAAGCCGTCTATCTGGACATTGATGATCTCGGGAAGATATGACATTTGTCACTTGTCAGTTGGCGGGGGTGTCCTGTATGATTGAATCAATATCCGAATAAGAACAATCCTTTTCTGCCCGTGACAAAATGTAAGAGGTGCTCCCCCTGCGCCACACTCATTCTCTCTTAGGGTAGACGGCAGAACGGGAAACAATTACCAAGGAGAATAATATGCCAGAAAACAAAAAGAAATATTGGGTAGCAATCTTAGGTCCCGTATCCGACAATGACCTTCCACCCGGAGCAGATGCACCTCTGCGAGATGGTGTTCGGAGGGGCGCAGAAAAAATAGGTCTTGTGACCGACTATATCCATCTGTATTCCGGGTGGGGAGTAACAGAAGACCAAGCAATAAGAATCCTGGCTATTTTCTCGGAATAGGAGAACCTGATGCAAAAGTTCAAGTCCATCATCAAGAAAGACCATCCCCAGAACCACGCCGAGATGCACCTGAAGCACAGTATCCAGTTCGGGTACTACTACGTGGACGGGAAGGGCGAGAAGATCACCGATTACTACGAATTCCCTGAAAACGCCTACATCGAAGCCGTAGACGTGATGCGGACCGCATGATCCTGGCGGATGGCTTCATCCAGGAATATATCCGGCTCCAGAACGAAAGGGACGCCGGAGAGAACATCTGGAGACTGTGCTTCCTGAGCGCAAAGGTCGTGTCCCCCCGTGGGGTGGCGACTGACGGAACCACACGCTATTATTGCGATACCGTCTCGCAGGAAGAAGGAGCCAGCAGGGAACTCGCAGAGAAGGCCCGCTGCGAAGTGGACACCATCGAGCGGCGGGCTTTTGCGTGGCGGGCCTGGGAACGTTTCCTGGGTACCCCCAGGCTCCTGGATGGAGACGATAACGAGATCGAATACACCTGGTATGAAATCCGCTCCCGTCTGTTCTATAACCACTTTTCCGAAGTGGGTCGGAAATGCGAGAGCGGGAAGATCACACCGGAACAGTCGGCGGTCTACCTGGTCGAAGCGGTCAGGCAGAACTGGTCCGTCAACCAGTTGGGCAGCGAGATCAAGAAGTTCACCGACGACACAGCGGATTTCATGCGGGAGTGGGAGCAGTTCAGGAAGAAATCCCGCAACCTGCGCCGCTGGCCGCACATCACCGGCAGGCCGCTCCGCCTGCTCAAGGAACTGGAGTCGTTCGACTTGACTCCCCCAAGTTAGGTATTCCAGGGCTTGCCCTGTTTACCCGCTGGGCTAGAAAGGGCTGCGCGAGAGCGGGAACCCGGCCCAGCGTCTCTCCAGGATTGGTGACATCCATCACCCCAAGATATGACATTCATCACTACGCCCTGCATCCCCCAGGGCGTATAATATTCTTAGAAAGGAAATGATTATGGATGCTGAGTTTGGAAGTAAGGAATGGTTTCAACAAGTCCCCGAAATCCCGTTCGGGACCTTCACGAAGGTCATGCGCCACACCTGCGGGGAGATCATCAACGTTTCATTTGTCGAAGAAACTATGACCTTCCACGACCGCTTCGACCTTTTTTGCATCCTGCCCCCCATCACGCATTGCCGACTCTGCCGCCACGAACTCGACTATGACTGGCTCTCCGAACCCTTCCTGGTCGAGCCGATGACCTACGAAATGATGCTCAGGACGGAAGCCAGGATGAACTGCTCGAATTGCTGGGGGCACGGTTTCATCAGCAAGAAGGTCGAAGTGGAGAACGAAGAGACCGGCGAGAAAGAAATCCTCTACCGTCTGACCTGCGCTTACTGCAAAGAGGAGACCAGGGGCTATGTGAGCAGCTATTATATCGGTTGGGCAAGGCAGGAGGATTATCTGCGCTATGGACAAGTTGTAAGAACAATCCCAGAAATTCTCGGCATGGAACCAAGGGAGATGAAATTAAAGACCGAGAATGTCTTGCTTCACGAACTGGGCTTCGGCCTGTAAAAATTGTCAATCAAATCAAGTACGTCAATAGAAAGGAGACTAGAATGCCTATTTATGGAATCCAGCAAAGGGGTCTGAAATTCCCAAAGATCGGGACAATCCGAAAGGGCGTAAAAATGCCCGTTCTCGACAAAGAAACCGGAAAACCCATGAAGAACAGTCGTGGAGAAATCAAAACCTATCCAAAGGAAGTTGATTACTTCGTTTTTCACGTTGATCCCACTGCCCAAGATGTCGTTGAGCGCATCTATGCCGCCTACGGAACAGACAAAATAAAGGAATTGCGTTGCTTCCTTGCCTACCCAAGCGCTTTCGATAACTACGATTACTGGCTGGAGGCTTACGCGGCCAATCAGCTAGTAGCCCGGTCCGACGAGCGCATCATCACCTATCTACGGGACACCGAAACAACCGAAACGCTCATCCAGGACGGGAGGATCATTGCCCATTCATCCAGCCAGACATCGAAGGCCGGGAAACTCGTGAACGATCTTCCGCTCGGTACTTCTTTGCCTTACGAAAAAGACATGATCGTCGCTGTGGCGAAGTCATCCGGCGAAGCAATCGTTTTCAAGTCCCATGGACGCTTGAGCGTGGTCATCCCGGAAGTCAAGCGGCCCGTAACCTTCACGGTCACGACTGGGGCCTATTGGTACGACATCCCCAGCATCAAATCCGGCGTGGAACTGGTGGAAATGATTAGCCAGTACAGCAATCCCCGTCGCCCAGCTAACACCATTCCCATTATCCTGCGCCGAGTTCCGGTAGAAGCTCCCTATATCGGGGATGACGGTCAACGCCACACAAAGCTGCAACACCCGATCCAGATGGAAGTCAGTGCCGATGTCTTCGGCGGGCTGCTCGAAGCCTACGCCAACACCCCCCTGGCCTTCCAGTTGCAGGCTCCCACAGCCCCGGTCAATTACCCGGTGCTGACCAGCGGAAAAGACGAAGGTTTCGAAGACGACGATGAATTCGTGGAAGCTATCGACGATCCCGATCCTTTCCCCATGCCGGACGAGCAAGAAGCACCCCGCAACCTGCCGCTCCCGGTCAACGGCTCCGAACGTCCGTTCCCGCCCGAAGTCCTGCTGGTCAAGTATGCCCAGGCCGTCGAAGCCTTCGAGAAGGCCGGGACAAAATCCTCCGACCGGGATGTCCATACCGTTGCCGCCGCCCTGTCTATGATCTTCGGGAGCAATAAAGACGGAACACTGCTCCGGCACGAGTTCTGCCAGTGGCTTACCGGGGTAGCCTCCACCAAAGATATGAGTTCTGCCCAACTGTTGTCACTCAAGCGACTGATGAAGCTCACCGACCTCGGCGACAAGCCCTGCGCCGAAAGCGTCACGGAATTCAAGGACGGGCACGCCGCATATCTCCTGGAAAGCGTAGATCTGTAAAGCGCAAACACCCCGCCGGAACTGGCGGGGTGTTTTTATTTAAGTAGCACTCACTTGAATAACGTCTGCCAGATCAGCAGCCCCAACTGACCGATGAACACCAGGGCCAGTGCCCGCACCAGCAATTTCTGGTTGTCCATATACTGCACCAGCCGGTCAATGGTTACATCCAAGTTCAGCTTTTTGGTCTCTTCGATGAACTTCTCGGCCCGATCCATCCTGATCTCCAATCCATCATTCCCGTTACCGGATACTTTTTTCTCCACTTTGTCCACCGTGGCCTTGATCGTCTCGATCCGTTGCGATTCCAGGGCACAGGCTGGAAATGTCCCCCTGTTATAGGATTTCAGCATCGGTTCCACCTCCACCCGCATGGCATGGAGGTCCGCAAACAAACCCTTGACGCTTTCTTCTATTGTGTCGATGCGCGGGTCAGAAGCCCGCCGTTGAGGTGTCGGCATAGGTTTATCCTTAGTTCGTGGCACGGCTTAGCTCATACCAGGCGGCAGATTTCAAGACCAGCTTGAACGTATCCCGGCTGGTGAGGAAGGTGAAGTTGACGCTCCCGACCAGGTTCAGGTTGTCTATCCCGTCCCTGGCGGTGGGGTCCCTGGCATTATTGATACTCATCAGGGTTAGTTCGTCCCCGTTGACCGCATTGGTCGTGACGATGGTATCCAGGTCATCCGTCGCCGCCGCCCCCTCGGTGTCGATGTTGTGGAATGTGTGGGTCGGGGTGATCGAGCCAGCCGCAATGGTCAGGGTGGCCCCTGCGCCCCGGATCAGGCCCACGGAAACCTGGGTGGTGTTGATTCTCCAGCGAAGGGAGGTGCTGTCATAGTACAGATCGACATGGTATCCAGGCCCAATGGTAACATTGAAACCGGACGACATAATCATCCGGTTGGCAGCCAGGGACGAGGTACTCTGGTGTATCAGGACAATGTTATTAGACCCCGTGTTGATGAGCGTCATCCACCGTCCCATTTTTCCCCCGGAAATCCCGGTAATATTCCGAGAGGCATCCGACGAAAGTCTTAGAACGTCATACTCTCCAGGATCGTAATTATCCTGGTTAGCTGTGATCTGGGAAGGCGTGTTTTCATTGCGGACATCATAGAGCGGAATCTGCGTGGCGTTGAAACGCACCCTACGCTCAAGGTCAACAAAACGCCGGATAAGCTCCGGGAGAAGGCTGTCGGGTTGTGGGAGACTCATTATTCCAATTCTCCAACGAGATTACGGCCCGTCACGTTTTCTTGTCCGTTTTCGTCTATGGCAACATAAACAACCATAATCTCGCACAAAAATTGCCTGCCTGCATAATTAGCCCTGATCCGGTCTCCAAGGTCCCAGTCCACGCCATAGAGACTTCGTGGAGTAGACTCAGACCCGGGCGAGTTTAGGAAAGTCGCATAGAACGTTTCTCTTGGTTTTCTTTCACTCGCCAGCGCGGTTGCGGCGTCTTCCAGGGCGCTGTCGTCTGTCTCGCTGGATGTATTGATAATCGCTTCGCCTCTGTTCCAGCGTGAAGAATTTATTCTGATCGTATCCAGGATTTCCTGGTAGGGTCGGCTCCTGCCCCTGCCCTGACCCCTGGCAATCCCAACGTTGACTTCATCGTGATGGTCAATGGAATAAAACGGCTGGGTAATGTTTTTATTCTCAAGACTGAACTCAAGTTGCTGTGTCCGATCCGTCCCGCGTAAGTTCGAAAAGGTTCTGAACTCGAACCCTGTCCTGCCTCCAATATCTACCGGAACCACATCGAAATATATTTTATTTTGGGTCGGGTCAATGTCCTGGTATTGGATTGTCGCTGATGAAAATTCCCTAAGCACATCCAGGACATTCTGCTCCGGGAAGGAACGGGTCACAATGGGACCCTGGGAAAAGTTAGCCTGGACCGTAAACTCATTTTGCGGATAGGCCCGGTCATTGTCAACACTCCCGTCCTTATCTCTTGCGGATCCGTAAAGCATCTGGTTCCTGACAATACCTTTCATGATGTCATCCGCATAGGTGGCCGTAAGGACTTTAGCGTAGGTTGATCCTGCGGCCTGAATAATATAGCGTCTGTTTAGCAGGTCTATCGGAGACCTGCCAAAAAACTCTATAATAGTGACACCATCCAGACGTGTATATACCTTTGGTTTCCTGAGCAAGAATACGGCATCCAGCCTGAGGGCGTATCCGTCCGCCGGGGAGCGCCAGGCTTCGACCCTCCAGTCTGGAGAAAAATACGGGTTGAGCGTCTCCGAAAAAGGCTTGTACGGGAGTCCGATTTGAAGAACGCCATACCCGGAAACCGCCCTGGAGTAAGACGCAAACGCAAGTTTCTGCTCCGAACCACTCAGGAGAGATAGGCGGGTGCCGCTGTCATCGGTCAGCCAGAATTCATAATTCGCCATTGACCACCGTCGCATCCGCACTCCAGTGTCTTGGAGTGTACCCAATCTGAATGATCCCACCTACGTCGTTGGTCATAAAAATGGCTATCTTGTTTTCTCCGGGAGATAGGGTGAAGTCTGAAAAATCAGAACCAGGCAGCACGACATAGGGGATATTACCGCGCAAATCGCTTTTTATAGTTCCGGCCCCGAAATCAATAAAAACATCTTCGTTGGATAATATCTCAGCATCCAGGTAGACAATTTTTCCGTTTGTCTGATTTTCGACCCAGCGGAGTTTTCCGTACCCATGTACATAAATGATCGGGCTTACTTCGGCTGTTCCAATATTTTCCACCAGGTTGATCGCCGCACAAGAGGACTGCTTGGATGCACTGGAAAGGGAAAAACCGACAATATAAATATCACCGTTCTGGTTGGTGACAACAGCTTTTATGGATGCAGATAGTCCGGCTACGACAACATCCGGGCTGATCCATGTAAAACCGTTCCAGGCAGCTAATCTCTGGATGGCGAAATTGCCGGATGCAGTAAAACCTCCGGCTACATAAATCAACCCGTTAGCCGCCTCTGCCAGGGCGTAGGCAGAGGCATTGAGTCCGCTCCCTAATGGAGACCACGCACTCCCATTCCAGGAAGCTATTCTCAGGCACGAGGCTCCACCGGCAAGCGTAAAGGCCCCGACCGCATAAACAGTATTGGATGATGAGACAATGATTTTGAAAACATCCTGATTCATCCCGGAACCCATCTGGGAAAAAGCGTTTGTGGCGGTATCGTATTGGGCAATGTATTTCAGGGAGCCACCGGGGGACGTATTTTCGTCCTGGAATATTCCTCCAAGATAAATTTTCGAGCCGTCTCTGGAGATGGCAACAGAGTATACGGTGTCATTCAGCCCGTTATAGGCCCCGATGCCGCTCCATCCCGAAACCCTGTATCTGGCAATATAGGCAGCCGTCCCGCCCCCAGCGGTAGTAAATTCCCCTGCGACATAGACATCCCCGTTGGGAGCCACGGCAATATCCCGAACCGTGTCGTTTACCCCGACCCCCATGGCGTGCCATGTCCCATCGTAGTAAGCGATATTATTGGCAGCAACACCGTTGATGGATGTGAATATCCCGCCGATGTAAATATTCCCGTTTGGAGAAATGGCTACCGCATAAATAGCCCCGGTTCCCCCCACCGAAGTAATGCCTATTGAATTCCACTTCTCTCCGTCCCAATAGGCAATATCCAGAGCCGGCCTGAGCGGATCAATAGCAAGGGCGTTGTTGTTGATTACCGTAAAACTGCCCGCAATATAGATACGGCCACTGGAGTCTACGGCCATATCCGAGAGTACATTATTGACTCCATAGTTCAGGTTAGACCATTGTCCCTCTTGCCGCCCTGCGGTTTCCTGAAGAAGCCCAAGACTTTCAGTAAAAGAGAGCAATGCTACTTCGTGGCTGTCTTCAGAATAGTAAGGCGAAGTAGCCAGAAGACGAACGGGGAACGAATTTACCCAGCGGTTTCGAATATCCCAACTCCCCTCCATCCCGCCATCGTAGCGTACCCATAGATATACAGGTATTTCTCCGTCCTGGTATTCCATGAGAAAAGGCTGACCCCTGCCCGTCCTGTCCGGCTTGATGGTATCGAGAAGGTTTTGCCTGAGTTCATGAAGATACCTTAGTGTCCGCTCCTTTTTGTTTTGCAGGTCTTCATTCTTGGCATGGAAGGACATTGTGATAACTCTCGATTCGACCTTCATGTTGTCGAAATACGACCCAGGGTTCATTGCATAGGATTGGGTATTGTTTACAATCGGGGCCATGCCCGCCCCCCCTATAACCGTGACATACAGATTCTTTCTTTCGCATTTCTCTGAAATATTCTCCCACCTTCCCCCTTGGCGGGTATAGACATCCCGGCTTGCTTCGCTGTCGTGGGCAACGATATTCCAGCGACAATCCGGCTGGTCTCCATCGCAGAAAGTCGTTGCGTAAGGATGCCGTTCAATCTGCGCCCCGTCTGCGTAGAAAGTCACCGCCTGCACCCGGTCAGCCGTTTCCACGTACAGGCGTACATCGTCCCCGCCCGAACAGCGCCCGCTTACTTCGATCCGCTGCCACCTGTCCGAACGCAAGGCAATCGACTTCGAAGCCCACTCCATCCCGCTGGCATTGTCGGTCAGCCGCACCCGCACCGCACCCACGCCCCGCACGTAAAGGCTGGCGGTTGCATCGTCACTGACCCCGGCCAATGCACTGACCCGGTAGTAGGCCCCTTCTCCGATAACCGACCCAGCCGCCACGATCTTGAGCGAAGCCACATTGAAACGGGCCTGCTCCAGGGTGCGGCTGATGGAAGCTCCCGTAGCAGTCCACCCATCCGCAACGTATCGGAAAGACGGGTTCTTGATATAATTACGGGTGGCTTCGGGGAGGAGGAAACGAATGGTTGCCATATTATCCAGCCAGACTTGCCATCATATTGAAATCCTGGATGATCGGCTCGGTGCGGGCCGATGAGTTCAGGTTGAGAGTATAGTTCTGCGTATTGGTGACATTGCTCGCCATCGCCGGGGATTGGGCCGTCACCGTTTGCAGGATGCTGGGCATAGCCAGGGCGGGCATGGCTACCTGGGCCATAGCTCCTTGCATCAACTGGGTTGTTTTCCGCACCTGGTCAAGGATGCCCTCCCCATACCCTTGTAAAGACCACTTACCGGCCTTCTCGAATAGCTTGGAGGGTGAGTGGGCATCCAGGGCATCCAGGAACGCATTCCAAATATCCGAAGCCGCCTGGATCATAATATCGATGACCCAGCCCACCCCGCTCATAATCCCTGCACCGATCCCCTCCATGATTTTCAATCCCTTGTTCAGCCAGTCCACAAGACCCAGTGCATTGTCCGCCGTCTCCCCGATACCGTAAAAGAAGTCGTGGACTTTCTTGCCGAGATTTGTAAAGAATGGCTCTACCTTGTCCCACATTTTTTTGAAAGGATTAGAAATATCGTTCAAAACTTTCGACATAATCTCCTTGATCTGCGGCCAGAATTTGACCGTCAAATACCCAACAATGGCTGCGAATATACCAATAAAGAAGCCTAAGAACATAGCAAGTGCCGCAATTGCGATTTCAGGGAATGCTATGATAAAGCCTACTGCCCCGGCCAGGGTCACCATAAAAGCAACTACTCCGGCGATCAATCCAATGACCATACCGGCAATTGTGGCAATGATCTGCCAGGCAATGAAAGCAATGGCAACCGCCTTGAGGAACTTCAGGACTCCCTCCTTGTTTTTACTTAGAAAAGTCAAAATAGATGTAATGGCAGGCAGAACATCCTCTATGAGAATAGGGGCTATAAAGGCAATGGCATCGCCCATTCCCTCGAATACGCCAATGATAGTATCCTTGTTATCCACGAGCGCCCCAACAAGCTCACCGATCTTTTCTCCCGCCGTTCTAAAGAAATCAATAATCTCGTCCTTGTGTTCGCTGACCCATTGGGCAATCGAGGAAACCACATCTGCGATCCGATCCACGAAAGTCTTTTCATCGTCATCCCCCAGGCCGTCTTTCATCCCCAGGATTCCCAAAACAATATCACCAATATTATTGACAAGCCATCTGACAGATTGCTTCACACGCGTCCAGGCCGGATCGTTCACGAAATCAACGAACCGCTCCCACATCTCTTTGACAAATGGAATGACATCATTCGAAATTCTGTCGCCCATGTCTTTGAAGAACTGGATGATGTCATCCTTGTTCTCCTCCAGCCAATCGGCGATCTTCTGGAAGAATACGACCACACCATCAGCCATCGAGGTAGCCGATGGAAGCATTCCCATCAACCCCTCGGTAATGCTGACCAGTGCCGCCGCGATCCTGTCTGCCGCTTCTACGATGGCATCCCAGCGTTTTTCCTCGGTCAGCTTATCCATGAATTTTGCAATCTTCTTGCCGACCGTATCCAGGATAGGCTTGATGATATTGAAGCCTACGATAGACTTCACAAAGTCCTTCATGTTATCGGTTGCGCCCTGGATGGTCTCGGCCATTTTTTCAGCCGCCCCCACAAAGCGCTCTTCCACGACCTGCTGGAAGGCGGTGATAAACTCGGAGGCGGGAACTAAGCCCTCACTTCTGAGCTTGTTGAGTTCTTCGGTCGTGATCCCCATGTTTTCGGCCACACGCTGAAGAATGTCATTGACCGGCACAAAAGAGCCTCGGGCCAGGTCCCGTAACTCTGTGCCGGTGATCTTGCCTTGCTGTTCCATCTGCCCCAGGTTGATGATGATCCGCTCAATGTGTTCGCCAGAAAGACCCATCCCGGCTGCGAAGTCTGTCACGCTCTCGGTAAGTGAGCGGGCCTTTTTGTCCGCATAGCCATAAGAGCGGGCCAGGGTATAGACGTTGGCAATGTCTGTGTTGTCGTAGGGAGTTTGGACGGCAAGTTTTTGAATCCATTTCAGTTGTTCTTTGGTCAGGCGGATGGCTTCTTTGGAGACATCCGCATATTCATCGCCAGACTCTACCAAGTCGTTGAAATTCAATCGCTCCAGCCGCAATTCAAGGGTCTGGAATTCTTTCCCCGCATCAATGGTGTTTTCCACCAACTCCTTTATTTGCCTGGCCGCCCACTGGACGGCATCCGCCAATAGCTCCCCGAAGGCATGGGCCAGGGTGTTTGCAATAAAGTTTGCCACCCCCCTCATGGCATCAATAGCCTTCCCGCCGAAACCGCTGAACGTATCCCCCACCGCGCCAAAAGCACGCTGTAAGAGCGTGCCCTGGTTGCGGATACCCTCCAAGCCCTGGTCAATTTGTTTCGCCCCATCCATGAACTTGGTCAGGCCCTTGATTACGGCTTCAACGCCAATCTTTTCCATTACGCCTGCCTCTGGTTAGACTTCTTCCTGGCTTCCTTGATCTCTGCATCGGCCTGGTGCGCTTCCGAGGCCATCCGTATCCGGCGAGCCGCTACGACAATAGCCCGTTCCATCGGGTCCATTTCATACCAGTCTGCAATGCCGATGTTGCGCTCAAGGCGGGCTGTATGTTCTTCGTAAACCGGCACAATCCCGTGAGCCATGGCGCGCCAGTGCAGGCCCGCACTGATCCCGTTCTCGATCTCGACCTGGCTGACCGGATACTCTAGTCCTCCGGCAGTCTTAGTCACTCCCAGGAAAGGATTCTGCGTCGGCCACATCCTCCTCGGCAACTCCCGATGTGCGCCCGACGATCAGGCGGATGGCTTCCAGGTCTTTTTCATTGACCGCTGCCTTCGAGAGTACCCAGGTCATATACCGCCAGCCCTTGTTATCCGGCTTGGTCGGCAATTCCAGGGCATCCAGGTCTTCCATCCAGCCATCGTCTTGCGGGCCGGGCATCCCCTTGGGCTTGCTGTGCAGTTCCGTTCCGAGCATGATGAGCGCATTCAGAATGCGGGAGTTGTTCTGGGTCTCCCAGGCTTTGACCCGTTCGATGTAGTCCGGGTCGTCCGGGTTGGTCATCTCCCGGTTCATGGCCTTGTTGAAGTAGACCGGCGGCTCCGGCCTGGGAAAGGCGCTCATTACCCGGATCAAGACCATTGGGTTGGCTTGCCTGGCTTTGAGTACCACGCCGGTAGAGAGGGTGATGAGACTGCCACCACCCTCCTGTGATTTTTCTACAGCTTTTACAAGTTTCTCGTCTTCGTCCATTGCTTCCTTGCTTCCTTTTTTGAATCGTTTAGGCCGACATCTTCAGGATGATCCCGGCGGTCCCGTTGTCTGCCATGCCAGCGGCGTAGACAGAATTGGCGTACTTCGAGCAGACGGCGATGTCGGACAAGTAGGAGTTGTCGATCCCGACCCCCAGCTTTCCCTGGGGCAATACGGTCCACTCGTTGCCTGCCGTGATCGTCCGCAAGATGTAAGATTGACCGCCCGTGCGGGCCGAGAGATAACCTTCGGCTTCGCTGACGAATGCGATCTTGTCGATCCGCAGGTAGGTATTGGGCAGCAGGATTTCAGACCAGGTATGGCCCGAATCCTGGGTCATCCACAGCTTTCCGTTCCCGCCTGCGCCTTCCCCTACCAGCCAGACCGACTCATCCCACATCCAGCAGGCTCCCATGTTGACGCCTACGCTAGGCCCGGTCACGGCTTCCCAGGTGTCGCCACCATTGCCGGTGTAGATCACGGCGTTGCTGTCCCCTACAGCCAGGACATTCTCGGTATCCAGGGCGTGTACGGCGTTCAGGTTTTGGGCGGTTGCTACACCCGCATCCTGGACTTCCACGGCAGTCTTGTGGTTCTTGGTGAAGTAGATATACCCGCCGTCTCCTACGACCCAGACATGCCGCACGTCCGGGGAACTCAAGGCATTCGGGCCTTTCCCGGCCACAAAGCCGTTGGCGTTCTGCTGCCATGAATTCTGGTCTGCATAGAGATCGTCCACGTTGGTGTAATGGAATTCATGCCCGGTGTTGGTGATAAGCACGAAATCGCCGCCGATGATCTGGGCATCGGCAACATCTTCGTTCGAGAACATGGTGTCGATGATCTCGCTATCCCAGGTCAGACCGCCGTCATCCGAGTAGAGCAAGATGGGCTGCGTACCGGGGGTAGCACTGGCCCCGGCCATGGTCGCCAGTACCCTCAGACAAGGGTCGGGGCAGTCATCGCAGTTGTCGCCTGCGTAGGTGTCGATGGTGTAGATTTCCCGAACCGTTTCGGAAGCGCCGATGGTTTCCTGGCGCATCTTGAGCAGTTCATAATACTCTTCACTGGTCATCGGCACCATGTCATTGGTGGGGTTGTTTTCAGAGCGATCAAAGGCTCCGAAGTTTTCCAGGGAGTGACCGCTGATCTCCCCATCCGGGAAGTAGGTCCACTTCTCCCCGCCATCCGAAAAGTCCTGCGGGTTGCCACATTTGCCCACCAGGGCGAAGATGTCCACCCGGCAGCGGCGGTTCTTCCAGTCCATGAGAATGGACTTATCGACGGTATAGCGGGACGAGATCGAGAAGGTGGCCCGCTCCGTGGCTCCTGGGATGGTCCCGACCGGGATGTCCCGGTCGAAGTTATTCGGGTCGGGTGCGCCGACCCGGGTGGCTTCGCCGATGGTCTGGGCCGGGTCATCCCCGAACTTGCCGAGGGACAGGAATTCCGGCGTCCTAGCCGGGTGTACGCCGCCCCGCACGTACCAAACACGAACATTCAGGGCTGAAACTTGCTTGACGTTGGGTGCCATCTTTGGCCTCCTTATGAAACCTTGTGATAGAGTTCGGCTAATTTTTGGGCGTCCAGGCCATAGGCCTCCTGGAGCGCCCCGATAAGTGCTTGACCTTTCAGGTCCTTGCGGGTCAAGATTCCCCTGGCGTGCAGGATGTTATGCAGGCGGGTGGCGAAGGGTTCGAGCAACCCGGCCTCGTCTACCAATCCTTCAGGCGGGCCGATGATGATCGTGTTATCGCCCTCGACCAGGGCCTCGTACTTCCTGCCGTTTTCTTCGATAGTCTGTCGGTTCATTTGTTGACCCGTATCCCGTTCTGGTGGATGCGCCGGTAGGCAT